GGTCACACCCACCTTGGGCGCGATCGCTTCGAAGAAGTCCTTCATCTCCCCGCCGCCGGTCAGTAGGAACTCGCCGATCTTGTCGTTCACGTCCTTCGTGATGTCGCCGACCTTCTCCATGCCAATGCCGACCGAGCTCGCACCCGCGGCGAAGCGCTGGAATTCTTGAAGGCTGGCGCCGGCGAGGGAGGCAAAGCGGTCCACCTCGACCGCGGCATCCTTCACCTGGTTGATCTGCGACACCAGGGCGCCGGCCGAGAAGCCGGCCGCGACGGCGCCGCCGATCTTGGCGATCGCGCCGGAGACCTTGCCGCCGACCGCGTCCATGGTGTCCTGGATCTTCTTGGCGGCGCCCAGCGTCTGCTGGTCGGCCTTGCCGAGACCCGTCACATAGGACGCATAGTCGAGCGCGAGCTTGACGACGAGGGAGCCGAGTGCCGCCATGGTTCAGGTGCTTTCTTTTTCGGAGAGTTCGGCGAAGGCGTCCAGCGCTGCGCGCTCGAGGACCAGGAAGTCATCGAACAGCTGCCGGCGGCGCCGCGGGTGGTGCTCGAGGTGATCGAGGTAGACCACGACGCCTGGATAGTTCAGGCCCACGCGCTGGCCGCCCATGCCGGCATGAACCCACTGGGTGCAGCTGCAGAACGCTGCGAAGGAGGCCCAGTTGTCGGGCCAGACTTCGCAGTCGGCCGCCGCATCGGCCGCGGCTTGGGCCTCGGCTGCGAGCGCTTCGGCCTGGGCGATGTCTTCGGGCGGAGCGCCCCAGTCGCGCATGGCCTGGACCACCGAGGTATCCACGGCCAGGGGCGCCGGCGGCCGGATGCCGGCCCAGTGGCGCGCCGCCTCGATCAGTTTCCCGAGCGGGCCTTGACCTGGTGCTCCCAGAAACTGCGATTCAGGGCCGCCACGGCCGGCGGCAGCAACAGCAGCGCGGTCAGGTTCTCGACGTTGAAGGGCACCTGCTGGCCATCGTCATCGACGACGCCATGCCAGCCGGTCATCTTGCGCACCAGGACCTCCTTGGGCTCGAGCGCGGCGAGCTCTTTCGCTTCGACGGTGTCGACCCGGTCGAAGGTGGCCTCCATGGTGTTTCGGTCCCAGCCGCCGGCTTCGTTGGCGATCTCGATGACGATGTTCTTGACGGTGAATTTCGGTTTCTGGGCGAGCTTGATGGCCATGGTGGTTCTCGGAATGGAAATGGAAAAGCGGAGGGGAAAACGAAAACGGCCACCGCATGGGGTGGCCGTCGAGGTGCGGCGCCGGGCCGGCGCACGCGGATGGTTACTCCACGGTGACGATCAGCTCGTCGTTGCCGGTGACCGGCAGGATGTCGAATCCGAGGTTGAGCATCACGTTCTTGTTGTCGTCCGAGATGCTGGGCTCGCTGGTCAGCTGGATCTTGGGCATGTCCAGCTGCACGATCTGCCCGGCAACCGTGCCGTGCACGATCTGCGCCGTGCCGGTGGTGCCCTGGCGAACCAGTTCGGGCCAGTTCTTCTGCGCGACGGTCGTCATCTCGATGACCGCGCTTCCCGACGGCGAGCGATCGGCGCTCGAGGCGCCGCCACCGTTGACCAGGTCGCGGTAGGCGAGCGCGTTGGCCACGTCCGCCGAGAAGGAGTTCATCGCCGCGGCGTAGCCGAACAGGCTGAACACCGGGGTATTGATCTTGCCCACGGTCAGCGGCTGGAAGAAGCCGGCGTAGCTGACGCCGCTGAGCGCGGTGTCGGTTGGGGCGCTGTATTCGCCGATGAAGCGGAATTTCAGGACCGGGATGGCCTTGGCGTTCATCTCGATGGAGACGGTGCCACGGCTGTCGACCATCTTGTGGTGCACGCCGTCGATGACGAAATACAGCGTCATCAGCTTTTCGCCGCCGCTGATGGGGGCGTAGACGGCGCTGGCGCCGGCGGTGATGGTCTCGCTGAATCCGCAGGCCTGCAGCAGCGGACCCCACTTCGGCGCGGTACCGGCGGCGCCGGCGCCGGCGAACTCCACCTCGAACTCGACCGCGCGGTGCACGCCGACGGCCAGCTTGCCGGAGTTGCCTTTGTAGGCGTAGAGCAGCTGGCGGTCGACGAACTCGGCGCCGATCGGCTTGGGCGTCATGCCGCGGCACAGGATCGCGTTGGCGGCGGCGGTGGGTGCGGCGTCGACGCCGTCGACGGTCTGCGCCTTGGCGACCAGCACCATCTTCTTCATGGAAAGAGCCATGGGGGAATCTCCTATCGGGTTGGGAAAGCCGGGCCGGGATCAGGCGTCGGCGGATTGATCGGCGGCCAGCGCTTCCGGCTGGAGCTCGAGCTCGACGACGCGCGAACGCACGCCGGTCGCCGGGTCCATCACGTAGCTGCCGCCCAGGCCGGTGAACTGGTCCACCTGGGGGACGGTGGGCGGAAAGCGATCGGCGAGCGACTGGGCCGGCGCCGCAGCAGCACCGGCGGAAGTGATGACGGGCGCAGCTGCGCCCACCGCCTTGCGAGCGGTGTCAGGGTCGGGCATGGAAGCTCCAGGAGGTGGGGAGGTGGAAAACTACGCCTGGCGCATGCGCAACCGGACGATCAGGAACTTGGCGTAGACCTCGGGGTCATCCTCGAAGTCGGCGTCGCCCTCGCCCTCGGTGTCGAGGAACTGCGGCGAGATCGCCTCGAGCGCGGCCTTCGCCGCGGCGTGGAGCTCGTCGACCTGGCGGGTGGTCTTGGCCATCACCACTAGGTTGACGGTATGGATGTCGTAGGCCCCGCCCATCGACCAGCCGGGCTCTTCCTCGGTGTCGATCTCGAAGACCATCGCCGGCCAGGTTGGTACCGGCGGCAGCTGCACGGCCCAGGTGTTGGCCAGCACGGGCTTCAGGGACGTAGCGACCAGGGTGCGGACGTTCATGGGCTGGCTGCCTTCTCGATTTCCTTGTCGAGCCGAGCCTCCATCGCCGCGATCGCGGCAGGGCCGTCCTCGGCGACGGTCGGCCCGATGAAGGGCTTGGCGGCGACCTGGCCAGCGGCCGCGGCGCGGCGCTTGCGCAGGGAACCACCGGCGCCCTTGCCGGCCACGGTCTTGTGACCGAGCTCGACCCAGCCCCAGTAATAGGGATCGTCGGCATATCGGGTCACCACACGGCCGCGGCCGTTGACCGCCAGGCGCTTGCCGGGCGCAGCTTTCTGTTTCTTGGTCAGGTCACGACCGTGGCGCACGCCCAGGTTGTACTGGGCGGTGCCGGCCGGCGCGTTTTTCTCGCGCTTGATCGCGATGTTCTTGACCATCGCACCGGTGCGGCGGCTGCCGTTGGCGATCGCCTTCGCCCGGGCAGCCTTCTTGAGGACGCCACCGCCAGCGACGGCCATAACGCGCGCCAGGCGGGGCGAGTCGCCGCGCAGCGCGCGGAACTTCTGGCCCAGCGCGCCGATGCCCACGACCTCAGCCATCGTTCACCCCCGAATCACAGGTCAAGATCAGCGCCTCGTTGCGCTCGAGCCAGTTGTTCACGTGCCTGATGTTGTACGCGGTGCCCTTGTGCAGGATCCGCATCTGCTCGGTCACGCCCGGGCGGTAGCGCATGGTGATCTCGGTCCGGGCCTCGGCGACCTGGCCGCCGTGGGCCGTCGCGTTCTTCTCGGCGCCCGACAGATGCCGGATGCCCGCCCACCGGGGCCGGCCGACATTCGCCCAGGCCTTGACCTGGCCGCCGTCGGCGTCGGGCACCACGGTCGGGGATTGCAGCTGCACCTGCTTGTCGAGCTTGCCCGCCTCGAGCATCAGTCGCCCCCTGGCGAGCAGGTCAGCACCAGGCGCTCGCCGCGGAGAAGCCAGTCCTCGACCTGGTCGACATCGAAGCGCCGGCCGGCGCGCTCGATGTGCAGGCCCGGTGCCACGTCGGCGCGGCGGTCGATGGTGACGCGCAGCCCCTCGTCGGGCAGCTCCTCGATCTTGGTGGCCAGCACCAGCGCGGTCGGCTCCCAGACGACGACCATGCCGCCGGTGTCGGGGTAGGAATGCCGCTTCTTGAGGAAGAGGATGGTTTCCATGGATCAGATCTCGATGTTGCGGCGGTGCGGCCGCAGGAGCGATTCGCTGCCGCCTACCAGCTGGTAGGTCTGGCTGGTGACCACGTCCTCGCGGTTCTTGTAGAGGTGGGCCACCGTCAGCAGGATGGCGTGCACTACGTCGCGGTCGACGGCCGTGCCGCCTGTGGCCGCCGGCCCGTGCGCGCCGCGGAACCGCAGCTGCACCGCGCCGGGAAAGCCGTCCGTCGCCGGCCAGCCGCCGGCGGCGGGCCGCAGCAGCACCGCCGGAGAAAACGGGTGGTCGTCCAGGAACGCCGAGCCGGCGAATCCCGCTAGCTGGCCGGAGGCATCGCGATACGCGACGGGCAGCAGGCCGCGCACCGGCGCGACCGGCAGCGCGACCTGGTCGGCGAAGCCGTCGACGCGGAGCTCGTAGACCGCGTCGGTGAAGCATCGGCCGGTGAACCGTTCCGCCGCCTGGCGGGCGCCGGTGATCAGCGACGACAGGAAGGCCTCCTCCGGATGGGTGCCGCCGTCGTCGTCGAGCCGGATCTGCGCCAGGACCTCAGCGACCGAGACCGGCTCGGCGGTGGGCGGGGTGACGATGCGCAGGTTGGCCATCAGCGGTCCTCGATGAACAGGTAGACCGTGCGGTCTTCCACGCGCGACGGCGTGCTGTTGGTGGTGATGCGGAAGGTGATCGCGTAGAGCGTGCCCTTCACGCCGCCGGCGATGAAGGGGATCACCACCCCGTCCTTCTCGGTCTTGCCCACCATCGTCAGGGGCGCGTCGAGCAGGATCTCGGCGGACTTGAGGCTGTCGCCGGAATCGGCGGTCCACTTGCTCCAGTCCATCGGGAAATCCAGCACCGCGTTCGGGTCCTTGATGCCGGTGGGCTTGCCCGGGTTGGCCGGGTGGGTGAGGCTCCAGAAGTCGGCCATGTGTTACCTCGATCAGCTCGATATCGTGAAAGTGCGCCGCTCGGGCTCGACGGGGAACCGGCGCTGTTCCGGCTCGACGACGAAGAGCCGCCAGGCCGACCAGGTCACCTCGCCCACCGGGCCCGGGATCGCCGCCGGCAGCGCGGCGACCGCCACGCGCGCCGGCGCGGTGCCGAAGACCTGCGCCTGCACCAGCGCGCCGCCCACGGCGGCCGGTACCGGCGCCGCCGGGGCAGCACCGAACGTGTGCGCCTGGCGCGCCGCGCCGCCGGCGGCGGACAGCTGCAGCGCCGCCGGCGCGGTACCCAGGACCTGGGCCTGCACCAGCGCGCCGGCGCCGGCCGAGACGCCTACGACGGCGATGGCCGCCTGCAGCGCATCGGACGACACCCGGGCCGCGCCGGGCGCGGTGATGGGCACCGGCGCCAGCGCCGCCCCGAAGGTCTGCGCCTGCACCGCCGCGCCGCCGGCCGCGCCAGGCACCACCGCGGCAACCTGCGCCGCGAAGGCCTGGACCTGCACCAGCGCGGCAGCCGCGGCAGCGATGGCCGACGGCGCCGGCGCGGCGGCGAAACGCTGCATCTGCACTACCGGCGCGCCGGACGCCGTGACGGCCGGGGCCGCGGGCGCGGCGCCGAGCACCTGCGCCTGCGCGGCCGAGCCGCCGACGGCCTGCACCAGCACCGCCGCGGCGACCGATCGGAGGTCCAGCGGCGGCCCGGTCGTTGCGCGGGCGCCCAGCGGGATGCCGAAGCGGTGCGCCTTCAGAGGCTGGTAGGCCGTGAAGTTCTTGCACTCCTCGAAGGTGAAGCCCCGCTCCCACACGCCCACCGCGTAGATGTCGCCGGCGAAATGCCGGTTGCCGTAGGAGGACTCCCCCGAGCCGACCTTGACGTAGTCGGCGCCGATGGTGAGCCGGTTGTACGCCGAGACCCCGACCGCCCCGCTGCAGGCGATCGAGCCGATCAGCGCCCCATTGACCCAGAGGCTGAACACGGCCCCGTCGTAGGTCATCAGGCACAGGTAGTCCGTGCCGGCGACAGAATCCGTCGGCGCCAGGATGTTGCGATCGCTGCCGCCGATGTTGGCGTAAGCGAGGATCT